CAAATGTGCTCGTCGTCCTCAGGGTCATACGTTCTCCCACGACGATGAGACCAATACTGATGTCTGTTCAAACTGTGGATTAACCATCCAAGGCGATAAGTAATGCTAGAACTCTATCCACATCAGGAGAAAGCGCTACAGAAACTGCGTAACGGCTCTATTCTATGGGGTGGAGTTGGTACTGGCAAATCTAGAGTAGCGGTGGCATACTATGAGAAGGAGGAGAAGTGTAGAGACGTCTACGTCATCACCACAGCGAAGAAACGGGACTCAGAAGACTGGACCGGCGAATTCGCTAAGATTGGTGTAGGTAAAGAAGAGGATGCGTCCCTACACGGCTTGTTAACAGTTGACAGCTGGAACAACATTTCTAAGTACGAGAATGTGCATAAGGCATTCTTCATCTTCGACGAGCAAAGGTTGGTGGGAAGTGGAAAGTGGGTTAAGTCGTTCCTTAAGATCGCTCGACAAAACAATTGGATTCTGCTTAGTGCAACGCCTGGTGACACATGGCTTGACTACATTCCGGTCTTCATTGCAAACGGCTTTTACAAGAATCGCACAGAGTTCAAACGCGCTCACGTCGTCTATAACACCTTTTCGAAATTCCCGAAAGTCGACCGATACGTGGGAACCGGAACTCTGGTAAGACACCGGAACGCTATTCTAGTTGAGATGCCCTATCTCAGACACACTAAAAGGATAGAGACAACTCTATGGTGTGACTACGACAAAGATCTGGAGCGCAAAGCCCTTATTGATAGATGGCATGTATATGAGAGTCGACCGCTGCGTGATGTTGCTGAGCTTTTCCTGGTGATGAGGAAGATAGTCAACTCAGATGGCAGCAGACTAGAGACGATTTGGACGTTGCTAGACTATCATCCCAAGCTTGTTATCTTCTATAACTTTGATTTCGAACTGGAAATACTACGGAGGCTGGGGGATGCATATCCGCTAGCCGAGTGGAATGGGCATAAACATGAGGATATTCCTAGTGGTGATCGATGGGTGTATCTTGTTCAGTACATGTCTGGCGCTGAGGGCTGGAATTGTACGCAGACGGACACCATCGTCTTCTACTCGCTTACATATAGCTACAAGCAGTTTCACCAAGCCCAAGGACGAATTGACCGATTGGATACAGAGTTTACGGAATTGAACTATTTTATCCTGAAATCAAAATCGGTCGTGGACACAGCGATTTGGAAGGCGCTAAGTCAAAAAAAGAGCTTCAACGAATCGAGTTTTAGATACCCAGTTTAGATACCAAGTCTAACTTTTTAGATACCCTTTTTTGAGCAAAGTCGTCATTTGAGCGTGAATTTTAGATACCCAATTGAAAGTTGGTATCTATTCCTGCCAAAAATGTCAAAAATTTGCTTAAAACTTTTCCCTACGCGCGAAAAGGGTATCTAAAATAATAGATACCAAGTTTGCAAAATAAAAAAAGTTTTCGCGAAAATTCTTGGATTTGGCAGGAGGTGAAAGATGACCTGGGAAGCGATAACTGACTTTCCTGGCTACTCAGTCAATGAGATCGGTCAAATTAAGAATGAAGATACTGGCCGTATCATGGCTTTAACCAGAAATCAGAAAGGCATTATCCAAGTTGGTTTGATGAAGGGAGGGATTCAGTATAAGCGTGCGGTTGGTCTGCTTGTAGCTAAAGCGTTCTTACCCCCGCCAACTCCTGAGACGTTTGACACAGTGATTAATCTGGATGGCGATAGGTCTAACAACCATGTGGACAATCTTATGTGGCGTCCTCGCTGGTTTGCTGTGCGATATCATAAGCAGTTTCATAATGAGCGACGTGGGTTCGCGGAGCCGATTGTGGAGATTCATACTGGTGAGCGTTTCAAGAATTCTTGGCAAGCTGCAATCAAGTATGGATTGATCGACCGGGAGATTCTGACGGCGACACTGAATCGGACGTTCGTGTGGCCAACGTATCAGGAGTTTCGAGTGGTTCAAGAATAGATACCAATTCGGCGGAAAATCGTGGCATATAATAGAAGGAGTAGAACCAAGCAAGCTACTTTTCCTATATTTTTTGGGAGGAGGCTGAATGCTAGAACGTGACTATCAAGCACAACTGATTCGAAAGTTACGTCGTAGACTTCCAGGTTGTATCATCCTGAAAAACGATACGGATTATCTACAGGGCATTCCAGACCTCACTATTCTCTATGGGGATAAGTGGGCGATGCTTGAGGTTAAAGCTTCGAGAGATGCACCGAACCAGCCGAATCAAGTTTGGTATGTCTGTGAATTGAACGACATGTCTTTCGCTGCTTTTATCTACCCCGCAATAGAAGAGGAAGTATTAGATGCTCTTCAACAAACATTCGGAGTTACAAGGACAGCACGCATTTCTAAGCGCAAGCAAGTACCATTGGATCAACTACGACGATGAGAAGTTGGATCGAGTATTCACTGCGTCTATGGCAGCTAAGCGTGGCACAGATCTACACGCGTTTGCTCATGAGGCAATTCGTCTCGGAGTGAAGCTGCCTAAGTCACAGCGCACTTTACATCTTTACGTAAATGACGCGATCGGATATCGAATGATACCAGAGCAAGTTCTGTTCTATTCAGAGAATGCTTTCGGTACTGCCGATACAATTGCTTTTCGTCGTAACACCTTGCGAATTCATGATTTGAAAACGGGCCATTGGCCATGTAGTGTTCATCAGCTTGAGGTCTACGCTGCTTTGTTCTGTCTGGAATACCATTTCAAGCCGTTTGAGATAGCGATTGAATTGCGTATCTACCAGTCGAATGAAGTTCAGGTGTATGAAGCCGATCCTGATGTCATCACTCACATCATGGATAAGATTGTCACTTTCGACAAACGGATCAACGCACTCAGATTGGAGGCGATGTCGTGATAGTTATCGATGAGAAAGATTATCTCGCGCATTACGGCATCCTTCGTAAGTCTGGCCGTTATCCGTGGGGCTCAGGTGGCAACCAAGCAACTCGTAATAAGATGTTTCTGGATCATGTCGACGATCTTCGGCGTAAAGGTATGTCTGAAGTCGAGATTGCTCGAGGGTTTGGAATTACGACCACTCAGCTTCGTGCTGCTAAGTCGATTGCAAAGAATGAGCAGAAGCAAGCAGACATTGCTATGGCTCAGCGTCTGAAGGATCGTGGATATTCCAACGTTGCTATTGGTGAACGTATGGGTATCAATGAGTCTTCGGTTCGTGCGCTTCTTACTCCTGGGCAGAAAGACAAGACCGATATTCTGGTCACTACGTCTAATATGCTGAAAGACCAGGTTGATAAGAAGAACTATATTGACATTGGTACTGGTGTTGAACATCATCTTGGCATCAGTCAGACAAAATTGAATACTGCCGTTGCTAGACTGCAAGAACTAGGCTATACAATTCATTACATCAAGTTTGAGCAGCTTGGTACTGGGTTGCACACAACGATGAAAGTGTTGGCTAAGCCTGGTGTTAAGTATTCTGAAGTTTTTCACAATCGAGACAAGATCCAGCAGATTACTGAGTTCTCTGATGATGGTGGTCGATCGTTCTTCGGCTTGCACAAACCATTGTCGGTGAGTTCCAAGCGAATCGGCATCAGATACGCAGAAGATGGAGGGGCTGACGCAGATGGCGTCATTTATGTTCGTCCTGGCGTTGATGATATATCTTTGGGGACCTCGCGTTACGCGCAGGTTAGGATCGCAGTTGATGGCACTCACTACCTTAAAGGTATGGCCATGTATAAAGATGATCTGCCTGAAGGCACGGATCTGGTCTTTAACACGAATAAGAGCAATACGGGAAATAAACTGGATGCCATGAAAGAACTGAAAGATGATCCAGATAACCCGTTTGGAGCTGTTGTTCGTCAACGCATTGAGCGAGACGAGAACGGCAAAGAAGTTGTTACTTCAGCAATGAACATTGTGAATGAAGAAGGAGACTGGGAAAGCTGGTCAAGAAGTCTTTCATCTCAGATGTTGTCCAAGCAGAGTCCTCAGCTAGCAAAGGCTCAGTTGGCTGTTACATTTGAGAACAAGAAGAGCGATCTTGAGGAAATCAAGAGTTTGACCAACCCTGCTGTTCGTAAGAAGTTGCTTGAGTCGTTTGCTGATGATGTGGATTCGTCTGCGGTTCATCTAAAAGCAGCTGCTTTGCCTCGACAGGGTTCTCATGTTATTCTTCCGATTGATAAGATCAAAGAAACTGAAATTTATGCTCCCAACTTCCGACATGGCGAATCGGTCGTTCTAGTTCGCTATCCACATGGTGGAACTTTTGAGATTCCGCAGCTTACTGTAAATAATAACAACAGGGAAGCAAAGAAAGCTTTGGGGAATGCGAAAGATGCTGTTGGGATTAACAGTGCCGTCGCAAAGCGTCTATCTGGCGCAGACTTTGACGGTGACACCGTTCTTGTGATTCCGAATGGTTCGGGAAGGATCAAAACTACTCCAGCTCTTACTGGGCTGAAAGATTTCGATCCGATTGCTGCATATCCTGCTTATGAGGGAATGCCAAAAATTACCCCCCGTACCAAACAAATCGAGATGGGTAAAGTTTCTAATCTGATCACAGATATGACAATCCGAGGAGCTACTCAGACCGAGCTTGCTCGAGCAGTTCGGCATTCTATGGTTGTCATCGATTCGGAAAAGCATAACCTGAATTATAAGCAATCTGAGATCGACAATGGTATCAGACAACTTAAAGAAAAATCTCAAGGCAGTAAGAAAGCTGGTGCATCAACTCTTATCTCTAGAGCCACTTCTGAGGTTCGTGTTCCTGAGCGAAAGCCTAGGACTGCAGCCAAAGGTGGGCCTATTGATAAGGCTACTGGTGAGAAGGTCTTTGAGCCTACTGGTGCTACTTACAGAAACCGTGCAGGCAAGGAAGTTGTAAAGACTGTTCGATCACAGAAGCTTGCTGAGGCAAAGGATGCACACAGCCTTTCTTCTGGTACACCTATTGAGAAGGTCTATGCTGACCATTCTAATAGTCTGAAGGACCTAGCAAATCAGGCTAGATTAGAGGCTGTCCACACAAGGACTACTCCATACTCGCCTTCTGCTAAGGTGGCCTATTCAGATGAGGTCTCTTCTCTGAATTCTAAGTTAACAATTGCGCTTAGGAATCGCCCCCTAGAAAGACAAGCCCAACTCCTAGCAAATGCCGTCCTCTCTGAAAAGAGGCAGTCTAATCCAGACATGGAGGCTGCTGAGGTAAAGAAGGTCAAAGCACAAGCATTGGCTGAGGCACGCACTAGGACAGGCGCCAAGAAGGAACTCATTGACATTACCGACTCTGAGTGGAAGGCGATTCAAGCAGGTGCCATTAGTAACAACAAGCTAGAGCAGATCCTTAACAATGCAGATCTAGATCAGGTTAAGAAGTTTGCAACACCTAAGAGGCAGAAGCTAATGACTACAACAAAGATTAGTAGAGCTAATGCTATGGCTGCTGCAGGCTATACTCAGGCCGAGATTGCGGATGCATTGGGTGTTTCATTGTCCACATTGAAGTTAGCTATTGAATAGGAGGATGATGTGGCTGATGACCAAGTAGAGCACATGCTTACTACTGTCGACAACCCATACAATCCTTTCACTAACTTCGATGAATGGAATGCTTGGGATGAAAGTTCTGGCTACCATACTACCGCCTTCCTGGCAAGGGTTGTAAGAAGTTCAGAAGAACTGTCTGAGGCAGATCAACATGTTGCTATCGAGGCAGCGATCGAGGAGATTGTAAGTGAAAACGTTTCAGGAATGTACAGAAAAGTTAGCGCTCCTAGTGCAGAAGCATTATGAGCTAGTAACTAAAGGGCTGACGTTGTTGGCTTTGTTTGTGTGTACATCCGTGGTTTTATTAATTGTTTGGATCTTACTCATCTTTATGATCGTTGGGCTTTTCGGATAAAAACTGAATAATAATTGAATAATAATTTCATAGAGGAAATAAAAATTTTGATGACGGGGGGAGGGGTCTCGCAAAATAGACCCCCCTCCTGCAT